TAGGAAGTACGTTTGATCCAATTACACAGTCGGGATTTTATAGAATGCCAACTGCAAACACTGCCCTTGAGATTGTATCAGATAGCGCAGATGATAATTCAGCAGGTATTGGAGCAAGAACAGTGTTGTATGAGGGATTAAAAGAAGTTTCAGGTGAATTGGTAGTCACTACTAACACAGTGACCATGAACGGTCTTACACCTGTTGCACTGCCTGATTCTCTTATAAGGCTTTATAGATGGTATGTTGCAACAAGTGGAACATATGCAACCCAATCAAGTGCAAGTCATCAGGGAGAACTTACTATTCAAGAAAGTGGTGGTGGTGATATTTGGTCGGCTATAAAAGCCGATGGCATATTTAAAGGGCAATCGCAAATTGGATGCTACACTGTTCCAAGTGGATACACTGCATTGATAAACAGGATAGCTTATTCTGTACAATCATCAAATGAAACTGCACCATTTGATGCGCTAAGGGTAATAACGGATATTAATTCTGCAAAAGGAACAACTTCGGTTGATTTTGTCGCTCCTATAAATATACAAGAAGAAACAGATTTAATATTTATGGGTAAAAGTAAAGGCGGTCAAGAACTCCCGATGACGATAGACTTTGAAATTAAATTGGTACAAAATGTCTAAAGATTCAACCACAGAACTGCAAGTTGCATACTACACACTATTAAACAACAATGTGACATTATCGGGAACACCTGTTCCTGTTTATGATGAAGTACCTGCAACTGCAACATATCCACATATACAGTTTGGAAATACCAATCTGAATGATGATTCAACAAAACAAAGTTTTCAAGACAGGGGTTCATTCAGTATGTCTGTTGTGGACAGGTTTTCTTCTGATACAGGCACAAGATCAAAGATCAACAATGTTGTCAATCAGGTCAAACAAATAGTCAGGACAAGACCTGTTCCCTTTAATCTTACAAATTTCAATGTGATCACATCAGTTGTTGAATCAGATCTGTCAAGGAAAGAAAGAACAAGCACTTTCACATACTACATCAGGGAATTGAGATTTGGACACATTATTGAAGAAAAGTGACAGTTTCAAATTTTTTTGATATCTTTTCTGCAAAGTTTAAACTTTAACATCATAAAATTACATAATTATGTCAGCAATAAATGGAACTTTAATTCTTCTAAGGGACAACAATGATCCCTTTGCATTGTCAACTTCATGCACTTTGAATATTGACATGGATCTTCCTGATGCATCTCACAAGGGATCAGCAGGATGGGCAGAACACATCAGAGGTCAAAAATCTTGGTCTGTGGATCTTGATGGTCTTGCAGATTTTGAAACAGGAACAACAGGTGGTGTTCAGGATGTTGTCAACTACATACTGAATCGTGAAAATGTGGACATTGAATTTGTACCATTAGCAGGTTCATTTGATGGTTCAAAAGGTGTTTCATATGAAGGAAATGCATCCTGTGCTTCTGTTTCTGTTGTAGCTTCAAATGAAGATACTTGTACATTGACAGGTTCTTTCACAGGAAATGGTGCATTGGCTGAAGCTGTAGTTTCTTAATATGAAAGGTATCAAACACATCAACATTGATGGCAAGAAGATTGCCTTCAAATTCGACCTGAATGCATTGGAAACATTCACTGATGAAGTTGGCATTGGATTGGATGGTTTGGAAGAAGCCTTGAACAAGGTTTCAAACATCAAACTTTTCATTCAATGTCTTTCTTCTTCGGGTGGTACAGAACTGACTTCTGAACAGATTGGATCAATGGACTTCAGTGTCTTGAATCAAGTCTTTGAATTACTGAAAGAATCAATGGGAAACGTGGCAACACCACAAAAGGTGGTGTCAACAAAGTAGAAACCATTGATGACATCCTGATCTTTGGATTTAGGATGGGCATGAAGCCTGATGAAATAAGGTCAACAACATTGTATGACTTCAATCTGATGGCACAAGCATTTGCAATCAATGTGAAACATGACTTTGATGTCATGAGGCACAATGCATATCTGATCAGTATCTTTTCAGGACTTGACAACAAGACAAGGAAGAAGATCACACCACAAAAGATGTTTCCTTTGGATTCTGATGAAATCAAAAAAGATAAGTTGACCAAAGATCAGGTTTTGGATATACTTAACCAATCCAAGAAAAGACAAGCAAGGAAAAAGCGATGATTGCAAAGCTATTTGTTGAAATCGGTGCAGACATTAAAGATCTGTCAAAAGGGATTGGTGATGCTGAACACACACTTCAAAGGTTCAGCAAGAATGTTGGAGCATTAGGGAAGACACTTACTACAAGACTGACATTGCCATTGGCAGGAATTGGTGCAGGTGTTGTCAAGTTAGCATCAGACTTTGAATCATCCTTTGCTGACATAAGGAAGACAGTCGATGCAACTGATGCAGAATTTGCAGACATTGAAAAAGGGATTCGATCACTTGCCAAAGAAGTTCCAACATCTGTCAATGAACTGAACAAACTTGCAGGTGTTGCAGGTCAACTTGGTGTCAAGTCAAAAGACATTGTTGAATTCACAAAAGTGATGGCAATGTTGGGTGACACAACCAATGTTTCAGGTGAAGAAGCAAGTCTTGCCATTGCAAGATTCATGAACATCATGGGGACTTCACAGTCTGATGTTTCAAACTTAGGTTCAGCAATTGTTGCACTTGGAAACAACTTTGCTTCAACTGAATCTGAAATCATCATGATTGGTACTTCTCTTGCAAGTTTTGGAAGTGCATTGAAATTGTCTGAATCAGATGTTCTTGCCTTTGCAACTGCCATTGCTTCATCAGGTGGTAACGTGGAAGCATCAGCAACTGCATTCCAAAAGACTGCATTCACAATCAGGGATGCAGTATTGACAGGCAATGAAGATCTTGCAGTGTTTGCAGAAACTGCAAGCATGACTGTTGAAGCATTTTCACAATCATTCAAGGATGATGCAGGTGGTGCAATCGTTCAATTCTTGGCAGGTCTAAAAAGGATTCAAGAAGATGGACAGTCAACAACAATGGTTCTTGATCAGTTGGGTCTTGCAGATCAAAGACTTCAAAGAGAATTTGGAAAGGTCATTTCCAATCTTGATCAATTAGATCAGGCATTTGATGTTGCTGATCAAGCATTCATTGAAAACACTGCATTGACTGATGAAGCACAAAAGAGATATGAAACATTTGCATCACAGGTTGGTATTCTTGTTGGCAACCTGAAAGATATCGGAATCACATTTGGTCAAGATATTCTCCCTGTATTAAAAGAAGGAATTGATTCAGTGAAAGGTGTGGCTGATGCCTTTTCAAATATGTCTGAAGAAACAAGATCTGCCATCACAAAGATTGCAGTTGCACTTGGTGTCACTGCACCATTGATGGTTGGACTAAGTATTTTGATCAGTTCATTTTTGACTATCAAGAAAGTTGCAGTTCCTGCTTTTGCCTTAATTGGGAAAGCAATTGGAAGAATGAATCCATATGTGGCAGGTGGAATTGTTCTGTTTCAATCACTTAGAACTGCATTTGCTTTCCTTCCTGATTCAGCAAAAGATGCAATCAACAAGTCTGTGAACAGATTTAAATTAGGTTTTCAAAACATCAAGAAGAACTTTGAAGAATTTGTGAAGTTTGGTTTCAAGCCAATCACACTGGAAACAAGGATCAAGATGGAAGCAGATGTCATGACTACAAGAGCAAGGCAATCTGTTGGAGCAGTTGAACCCGAACCAATTTTGATTGATGAAGAATTGGTTGACATACAACTGCCCACTTTGGGTGAAATGTTGGATATTGAAAAAAAACCTGTTATTGAAGTTGAAATTGTTCCTGTTGGTGCATTTGCAGGTGAAGGATCATTTGAAAGATCAATCATTGATTTCACAAAGAAAGCGGGTGAAGCAGGTTTCATTGTAAAAGAAACAGTTGAATTGACAACAGAACTTGCAAATCTTGACTTGGATGCAGGGTTGAATGTCAGTGGTGTTGCAGGATCTTTTGGTGGTTTGAATGAAAATATCAGGGAATTCAGCAACCTTCAAGAAAGGGCAACTGATCCATCAACAATTCAGGCATATCAGAATCAGATTGAAAAGCTACAAGCACAGATCAGACAACTTTCAAGGGAAGCCACCACATTTGGAAGTGTGATGATGGACTTTGGGGAAAATGCAGTCAAGGGATTTGTTGATGCAACACTGAATGGTTTCTTCAATGCATTGATGGGTGTGAAAAATTTCAACACACAAGAATTGGAACTTCGCAAGATGTCACTTGAGGAACAACAACTTGCATTGGAACAAAGCCTGAAGAATCAAGAGATTGAAAGAGAAGAATACAATCTTCGCATGGCATTGTTGAACCAAGAACTTCTTGACACAGAAACACAGATTGCACAGGCAAGGGAAAACGTATTTAAAAAATCACTTAGAAACATGGGTGATGCAGTCAAAGGATTTGTCAAGGAAGCACTTGCAGAACTTGCAAAACTGATGATCATTTCTGCCATTGGCAAGATGCTTGGTCTTGGTACAGTATCAACAACAGGTGATCTTGCAAAAGGTATTTTTGACAAAATAGGTGGTAAAAGGACAGGTGGCATGGTTAGACAAGACACACCATACATGGTTGGTGAACAAGGAATGGAAATGTTTGTTCCAAATACATCAGGAACAATTGTATCAAATGGAATGATGAATTCATTGATG